AAACAATTTGTAAAGAAATATGAAGGTCACTTTAAATCAGTTGATTGCCGAGTTGCAAACAATAGCAACAAACCACGAGCAAATAAATAGCTTTTTCTTTGGTGACATTGCGGACTTAGGAACGGAATCTCCTATGCAGTACCCTGTATTTTACGCAGATGTAACGCCTTCAAATTTTACTTATAAAGTTATCGCAGTTAACTTGCAAATTATGGTGATGGATATTGTAAAAAAAGACCTATCTAATGAGAACGATGTATTGAGCGATTGCTTGCAAATAATGGAAGATATAATTATCAAACTTCGTGACCCAAGTAAGGTGTATTTAATACAAGATTCCATAAGTCTAAACCCATTTAGCGACTCTCAGGGAGATGAGGTAAGCGGATGGACTGCTAATGTTACCATAAATATTCCAAGCACTTACAACGAATGCGCAGTTCCTTCAAATTAGTATAAAATAAAAAAATAATATTTAAAGATATGACAAATGACCAAAAGATTTTAGGCGGTAATGGATGTTTATTCATTGATGCAGCCTCAACAGGCAATAGATTTTACTGCTTAGTTGTAAATGCAAGTTGCGTTTTAACTACTTTAACAAGTGCAGGAGGTCAAAACTTGCTTTCTCAGTATGGTTTATCAGGTAAGACTTTATCAGCAGGCATGGTGATTCCTATGTTTAATGGTGACCCTATCGCAGCAGTAACTCCTTCAAGTGGTTCAGTTATCGGTTACGGATATAGGGAGGTTTAAATATGATTGGAGTCGGTATCGGTATCCCATTTTTTAAATCATTTGGCGGCATAGACGCACAAGCACAAGCGCACTTTAATAGAGTAATAGCTGATGGCGGACTTATACCAAGTGGGCTAAGTGGCGTTAATGCCTTTTTTACTACTGTTAAAACCATTTACGGAACGGCAGATATAACAACGGCCATTAGTGTAGGTTTAGATGCGCAGGTGCTAGGCTATAAACTTGGAGCAGGTGCGGGAACAACGGCAGGACAAGCAGCGCAAAAACTTTACTCATGTAGCGGGGCGAGTGGTGACGTGGTGCAAGCAACCGCAGCAAGTCAGCCTCTATTGTTGACTTTTGATGGGGTAAATAAATATTTTCAAAATATTAACATCGCTGATAATTCTTGTTCTTGCCCAATAACATTAACTCAAACAGATACACTTGAATTTGTTGCAAAACTTGATTTGACTAACTCAGTAGGATATGCGATTGGAACAGTTGATAATGCAGCAGGAAGTAGAGCTTTTTATGCGCTTTATGATGGGGCTTCATTTGGGTTATTATATGGCAGTGGGTTATCTCAATCTGTTACGGCAAGCGTAACAACAAATAGATACAACGGGTGGTTTAGAGTTACTCTAGAAAAGTCAGGAAGTAATAGTTTAATCAAATTTTATAAATCAGACGAGTTTAATATTACAGATAAAAATTTAGTAACTTGGGTTCAAATTGGTTCAACTATTACTGGTACTTATGCTGCTATGCCGACAACCCTTTCTGATTTTAATATATTGTCAGGCGGTCAAGCTTCAAATACTACTTTTGCTAAAGTTTATTATGCACAAGTGTCTGAATCTATTGGTGGTTCTCCGTTAGCGGTATTCAACCCTAACCAATACAACGCCGCAACAAGCCAAACACAATGGACTAGTTCAACGGGAGAGGTTTGGACTATTAATACGGGAACGGCTACAACGGGTTATAAGGGGGTTTTGGTTGATAGGACTATAATGCAAGGGGATGGTGTAGATGATAGTTTAGTGACAAGTGCAACAATAAATTTGGGTTCTGTATTTACTTTATATGGGGCTTTTAAAGGTTACAATAATGAAGGAGGAAGCGGAAAGTCTTTATTTGGAAAGTCTAATATAGATGGTGCGGTTACAAGATTTACATCAAGTGTATTGTCTTCGTGGATAGGTGCAGGAGGAAATGCAAGAGTTGACCAAAACGCAACAACAACTAATTTAAATTTAACAACATTTAAACGTAAAGTTTCAGACAATACAATTCAAGTAAATAATGGCTCAATAGCTACCAATACAAATTCGGTAGCAATTTCACAAAGTACAATATTTATATTTTTAGCGTCTACTCTTGGCGCTTCAAATGGCTTATTTAATAGTGGTGTAATTTCTATAATTGAAGATAACACAACCCAAAAAACTGCAATGTATAACTATATTAAATCAATTAACAACTCAGCATTTTAATTATGATAGAACAAACACAAATTTACCCTTGCTTTTATCCTTGCAAAAATAAAAGCGAGTTTCATAATTTAGATACACAAGCGTGCGAATTGTTAGACTTTCCAAATGCAGGGGCGACAGATTATTGTAATCCGATTATAGACGTTAACGGGGTTTATTATTTTACTGTCAACCCTGAGGTGACTTGTTTATTTACTCAAGAACAATTAGATACTTGCGTTCCTTACGAGGATATTGTTTTGCCAACACCTGAGCCGATAGGATAATGAAAGAGAAATACACCATTTATTTAATCACAGGTTTAATCGCTTATCTTACGCCAATTTTAACGAGTTTATTACTTGTTGGCGGATTAGTGATGTTCGATTGGATAACGGGAGTAATAAAAGCACATAAGCTAGGAACGCTTAGCAGTAGAGCAATGATAAAGAAGTTCTACACGGGTGCTAGTTACTTAGTTGCAATAGCAGCAGTTAGATTATGTGAGGTGTATTTCGGAGATGAGATTCCATTGGTAAAGCCTGTGATTGCTATGATAGCTTTAAGCGAGTTACAATCTATGCGAGAAAATATCCAAGCAATTACAGGTATTGACTTATTAAAGAATTTGTTTAACGTATTACAACGCAAATCAGAATCATGAGAATAACAGAAGTTAGTCAGGAGTGCATTGATTTGGTTAAGAAGTTTGAAGGCTTTAGTGCTAAACCTTATCTATGCCCAGCAAAAGTGCCTACTATTGGTTATGGAACAACTATCTACCCAAATGGGCAAAGGGTAAGATTAACAGATAAGCCTATCACAGAAGTTGAAGCGAGAGATATTTTAAAGCATGAATTAAACGAGTTTGCAAAGCGGGTGGATGCAATTACCATAGACACTATTAATCAGTCTCAATTTGATGCCTTAACCTCTTTTGCGTATAACATTGGAGCGGGTGCGTTAAAAACAAGCACTTTATTAAAAAGGGTAAATTCCAATCCAAACGATAAAAACATTAAATCTCATTTTATGAAATGGGTAAACGCTAATGGTAAAGTTATGAATGGATTAATAAATAGAAGGCAAGCAGAAGCAGACTTATATTATAAAAAATAAATTAGTTAATAATTATGATTTACTTTTTATTAGTACTTACAATCGCTTCTAATGCAGTTATGGATGCAATCATGAGTAACGATTCATTTGCAAAATATGGTATGTGGTTTAGCAGGGATGGATGGAAGATTAAGCACGTCTTTGCAGATTGGATGGCTCAGTTTATTCCCGATTGGTTATCTGAATTATTAGCAGGCACAGTTTTAGTAATGTTTACCGAACTTTACAAGTTTGCTAAAATGATTATGATACTCGCTTTCTTAGCAGCTATATTTGGATTTACTTGGTACACGCTAATCATTTACATTATTTGGGGCGGTTTGTTTTCTATTTACTACACTTTAATAAGGTAGTATGGAAGAAGAAACAGAAGAATTATTCTACGAAGATTATGACACAAGGGCTGAGGTAATTAATCAGTGTCATTCTGCTTTAACTGCCATAGAATATGTTGACCCTTACGATAAGAAAGGTCAGGAGCAAAAGAACAGAATTAAACGTAAGGCTTTAGACGTTTTAGATTATTACATTTCGGAAATTCACGCAGAAATATTTGATGAAAACCATGAAGAAGAAGACTAAATCAGAATTGACTAAGGAAGTAATGTTGGAGAACCCGACAATAACTGCAAATAGAACGCTTGCAAAAGTTCTTTTAAATAAATATCCAATGTTATATAAAGACTTGGAGGATGCAAGGGAGTCTGTAAGATATGTTCAAGGCAAGTCAGGCGTGAAGAAACATAAACAAATAAATGAGAAAATTCCTATCTTCTTAGAAAAGTTAAACGCTGAGCGTGCAAAGTACGATTTAGACCTAAGAACCCAAGAAGATAAGACACCTTACATATTTGGCGAGAACCATAATAAGGCACTTGTAGTCGGTGATTTTCATTATCCCTATACAGACATTGATTCGCTAACTTTAGCGTTAGAATACGGCTTTAATGAGGGCGTAGACTGCATAATTATAAACGGAGATAGCTTAGACTTCAATACCATTTCAAGATTCGTATCTAAACCAAACGAGATGCGAGTAATGGAGCAGATTGAAGGCGTTAAGAACTTGTTAGCGTGGATGCTGAAAGTAATGGATGTGAAAATAGTATTTCATGCAGGAAACCACGATAAAAGAATAGAAGATTACGTTATAAGGCAAGCACCAGAACTTTATTTAAACAACAAGTTAGAAAAGTTATTGATGCTAGAAGACATGAAGATTGATTATGTTCAAGATTATCGGTTCATGAAGTTTGGCAAACTAAACATTGCACACGGACATCACATTGTAAAGGGCATATTTGCACCTGTTAGTCCTGCAAGGGGAGTGTTTACCAAAACCAACACATCAACTTTGATTAGCCACGTTCATAGAACCTCTGAACACATGGAGTCGGATATGAATGGCAACGTATTAGGATGCTTCTCTATTGGTGCTATGACAACGATAACGCCAGACTATAACCCACAAGTATCTAAACACAATCAAGGCTTTGCAATCGTTACCAAAGACCCTAAAACGGGAGATTTCGAGGTTAATAATAAGAAGATAATCAATAAGAAGATACGATGAACGAGAAAAGAAAGCAAGCTATTATTGATTTGATTAATCTAATGTTTTCCATTAGCAAACATAACGTGTCTTATGACGATATTGTTGGCAGGCAAGATGCTTGGTATAATGAATACACTATGACCTTAGAGCAAAATCACGAATGGATTGAAGTTGGCGTAAAATACTTATCTAAGAAACTAAAGATTACTCACGTTCAAGCTAGAAAAGAAATGCTTTGGGTAAATCTTATGTGGGGATTAAAGACTATTGAATAAAAGAAAACAAAGGAAAACAAACAAGTCACGAGAAGAATTAAAAAGAAATAAAAGAAAAAAAGCCCCTAAAAAACAAAATTGCTCCGCCCATTAAGGGCATTTACCTGAACCAATACGAGTGGCGTAAAGTTTAGGAGGCGATTCAGTTGCAATTCATTTGGGCATATCCATAAAAAAACCCCAATAGGGACAAGCTATCGAGGTTAAATGGTTCAGTATCCCGCACCATACTCGGTATTTCTACCAATATCTTCAGTTAGCTTGTCCCTAACAACACAACAAATATAAATTATTATTATCTTTGCAATATGAAAAACATTTACACAATACTTGCACTATTAATCATTAGTTCATGCTTTACAAAAAAGAAATGCGTAGAAAGGTTTTGTGTTACTGATACATTAGAGGTAACGCTTCACGATACTATTAGAACCGAAACAATACGCAAAGACACGGCATTTGTTTACAAGGGCGATACGATTACTATCATTAAGGATAGGCTGCAAATAAAGTATTACAGAATCAACGATACTACTTACATAGATGGTGCTTGCATTGGCGACACAATTTATATTACTAAATCGGTTAAAATACCTACAATCCAACCCAAACCGCATCCCTTTAAGTGGTGGTGGTTGCTATTCGCTGCCTTATTTGGGGCAGTTATAGTGCTTACTATAAAAAAATAATCCTTTGTTTTTCAGTTAGTTACGCAATACATAAATATTTATTTTGCATAGTTAAATAATTATTTTACATTTGTCCTACAATTAACAACGAAAACAATGGCAACACTAATCACACTTACTTGCATGGCTATTTTAACGAGCATATTTTGCAGCTACGTTGAAGCAAACAACAAAGCATCTAAGAAAGCTAAGAAAGAGAATAGAATCATCTATCTAAAATAATTGACACGCACGGCAACCGAAAGCATACTAGACACTGCTTAGGCACTGCGAACGAACACACAAGATACCTCACTGTGCGTAGGTAAGTTTCAAGTCTTGTTGACGGCTCGGAAAGACGAGCATTTATTTTAAACAATTTAACAATATGGCAAACATAACTAAACCAAAACGTAAAGTAACTACAACGCTACTCAATGTAGACCTACCAAATAGGCTGCAAGCCCTACAAGTTAGGCGCAACAAAATCAAAGCAGATTCAGAACCAATCGTGTCAATCGCTGACCTACACAACGAGGCTATTGAGATGTTATTAAGAAAGGAGCAACTATGATGTGGCTATTTACATTAACGCTGCTTGCCTTAATAGTTTTCAAGGAAGCTAGGAAAGAAAAGCAAGACTTCATTAAACGCAACGGCATGACACGCAACCAACTATTCAGAGCGTGCAAGTACATGAGAGGCGAGAAAGGCAAAGTGAGTTATCGGGAATTATTGCAAAACATGAATAATAACTAACATGGAAAAAGAAACGATTGAAGAAGCAGCTAATAATTGGATAAAAAATACATCAGAATTTGTATCGGTTAAAAATGGTTTTATTGAAGGTGCTAAATGGCAAGCAGAGAGAATGTATAGTGAAGAAGAAGTTTTAGATATTCTTTATAAACATACAGAAGATATGTTTAAAGGAACTAGATTAACATTAACTGAATGGTTTGAAGAAGTAAAAAAGAAATAACATGACACCACAAGAAAAAGCAAAAGAATTATTTAAAAAAATGTATCAAGTGCGTTCTGTTGCGGGAAGTGATATTACTAAATACTTTGCCAAACAGTGCGCTTTAATTGCAGTAAATGAACTATTAGAAGAATGTAGATTAGAAAGAGATTGGTATTGGGATAGAGTTAAAACAGAAATAGAAAACTTATGACACGAACAGAATTAAAACTAAAAATTAAAAGAGCAACTGATAACACCATCAGGCTATTTAATAACTACGGAAAGCAAATTAAGATTTGCAACTCAGCCAATAGCACGGATGAAGACTTCACTTTGCTAACCAAGATTAAAGAAGACTGGCACTTAGCAAGTCTTGAAGCGACTAAATACGAAACTTTATTGACAAACTTTTATAATAAGAAAAATGGAATACATAATTGATGACGCAAAGAAGCACCAAGCCCTACTAGATTACGTTGAATCTGACTTGATAGACAGAGTTTATGAGGCTAACTGCCCAACGGCAATAGAAGCACTAAAGAAAATCAAAGCGGTTGTGTTACATCCAGAACTAGCGGACAAAATAGATGCTGCTTGGGCGATAAGGCAGAACGAAATAAACCAGTTAAACTATTTAGATAAACTTGGTTCAACTTATTTCTAATAAATAGTAAAATAATTATTGCATAATAAAAGTAATTAACTATATTTGCACAACTAACAACTAACAACAATGACTAACACAGAATCAATCAAAGCCGTTTTAATCAAGCAGATTATTGATAGCGGCAGTAACATCCCACTAGGCACTTTAACAGGTAACATTAACCTGCTTATCAAGTCGGCTGAGTTGGATGGGTTTACGCAAGCTAAAGAAATTATGTTCCCAACTATTACTGACCATCCTAACACTATCTAAATGGAAAACAAACTACCAACCTTATCCGAGATTTACGAAGTTGAGGCAGCCGAAAAGGCATTTAAGCAAGATTCATTTAATTGGTTAATGAACCAAGAACCAAAAAAAGAATGGATAAAAGTTAATCAATACGCAGGCAATTCAAGATACATCCCTATTGGTATTATTGAAACCTTGCTGCAAAAGATATTTAAGAACCCTAGAGTTGAGGTATTGCGTGAGGGTGTAATGTTTAACGCTGTTTATGTTTGCATCCGTTTACACTACCTTAATCCTGCATCTGGCGAATGGGAGTTTCAAGATGGGCTAGGGGCGCAGGAATTACAAACCAAAGCAGGTGCAAGTGCGGCAGATTTAGGCGCAATCAATAAAGGCGCAGTAATGATGGCACTACCTATTGCAGAATCTTACGCAATAAAGGATGCAAGTGAAAAAATAGGAAAGCTATTCGGTAGAGATTTAAACCGAAAAGATACAATGGGGTTTGCACCAGATACTAACCTACAAAACAAATTCGGAAACAATAAAACTAAACTAAACCATGATTAAAAGATTCGTATTTGAAACAGAAACCGATTGGTTACACCATCGCAAAGACCAATTTACAGCCTCAGAGGTTAACAGACTAATGGCTGAACCAACTAAGAAAGCACAAGCAGAGGGCAGGCTATTAAGTGACGGAGCGATTACTTATCTACTAGAAAAGGTAGCAGCCTATTTTGATAGTCCTAAGCCTAAGTTCTATAATTCTGAAATGGATTGGGGAAAGGAAAACGAACCTGAGGCAGCGTTTAGACTATGCGAGTTATTGAACTTGAACCCTGCAAGCGAAGATGTGATTTATACTTCATCAGGTGGCTTTGTTTTCTTTACTAATGGCAAATTAGGTGGAACGCCTGACATGATTTTGACAAGTGAAAAAAAGATAGTAGAAATAAAATGCCCTAATTCAGACACGCATCTTTATTACAAGGCATTTGTAAACGCTAAGAACTTTCAGAGTGAGTTGCCGAAGTATTACGACCAGATACAAACGAACCTTTACTTGTGTGATTCTGATTCGTGCTACTTTATGAGTTACGACCCACGCTTTAAAGATTCCAAACGTAGCTATCATTTAATCGAAATAGAACGCAATCAGGAACGAATAGACCAAATACTAGCTAAAGTAGAAATAGCGCATGAAATGATGCTTAAATTAATTAACACACTATAAATAAATAAACAAATGGAAATTCAGGGGACATTAAAACAGATTCTACCATTAGAATCAGGCGAGAGCAAGTCAGGCAAAGCATGGCAAAAACAGACTATTGTAGTAGAAACGGCAGAAACTTACCCAAAGTTAATTGCAGTTGAGGTAAGCGAGAAGGCTATTAGCAGGCTGCAAGACTATCAAATCGGTCACACCATTACCTGTTCGATTAATATCGAATCTAGGGAATATAACGGCAGGTGGTTTACATCGGTGAAGGCTTGGAAAATCTAAATTAACAAGGCGGTAA